CAAATTCATCACGTTTAATACTAGTTGGTAATGCAGTCTTTTGACCATTGTAATCTATCACGCCACCATACACTGTACCATCTTCATCCATTTTGGCGCCAGATGATATTTCTAATGCCTTCTCATATAAGTCTTTATCAAACTTTGCATTGGTGCCTAACTCTTTATCATATGAACTTAATGTTTCATTTTTAGCTTGTAATAATCCAACATATATTACATTAGCTCCAGCAATGATATTATCTCTCATGTCTAAATGATTGTCATAAGCTGTGCCAAATTCTTTAGCAAATACACTTAATGCTTCTTTAGTATAAGGAGTAAATCCTTGCTTCATCGCTTCCATACCGTCTTCATAATATGTTCTAGATGATCCACTTAAATCACGGATAAGCAATTGTGCAAAATGTCCAATCTCTTTATTTTCTTTTGTAATTTGATTAAACACCTTGTATGCATCATCGCCAGTATTTTCAGCAACAAAGTTAATTAACTCAGTTCTTTCATCTTTGTTTGCTTTTAAGAACATTTGGTTAAACATCGCTACTTCTTCTTTACTCATGTAATTTGGAACACCAATATTATATTTACCAGAATGTTTCTTCATTAAGTATGTACGCTCTTTAAAGTCAGTTGCAAACTGTCTAGGATCGCTAAAATCTAATCGCTTATACTCTTTTTCATTACTTAATACAGTTAATACTTGATCTTCTTTTAGACCCTTTTCTAAACCATTGCGATAATTCTCTAACAAGCTAATGGTATCTAATTCTTCATTTGTTGCTGTACCATCCTTAATTCTATTATTGATATTTGTAATATCATCTTGAAGCTCGGTCATGTTCTTAGTACGATATATCTTTAAGTTCTTTTCAAACTTTAGGAAGTTTTGATATTGAGCATATTGAGCAGTGTTTGGTCTAATGGTAGATTCTATTTCAGCTTTTAATTGATCACTTAACTCACCGCCTTTACCTAAGATTGTTTCTGCACGTTTTAAACTTTGCGCAGTAATTAATGATTTAGCTGTAAGATCACTATTTTCGTTAGCTAAAAAACCTTTAAGCAAGCTTGTTAATTTTGCTTCATCGACTGCACTCTTAGATCTAAAATGATCTGCATCAACACTTTCATCTGATTCCAATGCAGTAAGAACTTCTTTAATGTTCTTGCCAGCATACTTCTTAGCTAATCGAGATGCGACAAATGTATCTTCTTGATCATCTAATGTTTCTTCTATTTTATCGACAAGCTTTAATTGCTGACGACTCATGCTTAATGAATTATCAGTTGCAATTTGAATTTGCACACGCTTAAATTCTTCACGCATTGCAGCAGTTGCATTAGGATGTTGTTCTAAATAGTCACTAAATTTAACCGCAGAGTTTTCAATTGTCTTTAATGCTTTAATGTAATTCTCATCTTCTTGCCTTTGCTTGATAATTGCATCAGCTTTTAACAATGTACTACGTGCTGACATTGTAGATTGGCTACCATATGAATTAGCAATGCTAGGATCAACATTAAGTAAGAATTCAACTTGACCTTGAATAGGCGAACTTAACTCTGTTAATATTTCTTCTGTTGAACTTAATTCACCTCGAGTTACTCTATCTAATACGTTGGCTTGATGTTGTTGTAATTCTAAATCTAACTCACCAGATATTTGCTGACCTAATGTTTTTTTCATTGCATTGTTATAATCAATGCCGCCAGTTGTATATTGTTCTACTAAATTACCGCCTGTATTTCTTGCGTCTTCAATTTGCTTTTTTGTAATTGGTTTTAAAATGGCATCTTTAATAGCAGCTTCTTGAGCATATTCTGACGCTACTGCGCCACTAAGCTCACTTACTTTATCTATAAATGTTTTAACACGCTGACTTTTAATCATTGCTTGACGCAATGGCTCTTGTGTTATGCTGCCACCTTCTTGGAATGTTTGACTGCTAGGTTTATATTCAGGTAAATCTGCCATTATGATGTCCTTGTTTTCTCATACATATATGCTGCATTGCCCACATAAGATAATGCTTCAAACTTAGATCCAGTAATTGCTTCCTCCCTTGCAACGTTTAACATTGCAATATTTGCATCAGCAAATGTGCTAGATACGTTTTTATTGTATTCATTAGTTGCTAAATCTTTTGCATAATAATCTGCATTCTTTACTTGTCTAAATAATGCTGACCCATCAAATGCATTAACTCCGCCAGCATAAGCATTAGCTATAACACTTGAGTTAGCTGTTAGATATTTACGTGTTAAATCATTTGCATTTTTAATAGCATTCAACCGAGCTACTTGTTTTTTGTTTTCTAGCTCCATTTGTTGAATCTTCATCATTTGATTATTGTATTCACCCATACGTAAAGAGTTATACGCGCCAACTAATTGCGTACCAACAGATACTGCAGTCATGTATGGTTTGACAGTTTCATATGCTGTCGATGCAGCTCTAAAGGCTGTGCCTAATGAACTAAAGAAACCTCCGCCAGCCATGCCGCCACCCATACTTGCAGCAGTAGTAAATAAAGATGGTGTTGCAATTGAAGTTAATGCAGACGTACTTAATACACTAGCTCCTGAACTGACTAGTGCGGCTGACCCCATAGATCCACCGGCAGATACTGCGGCTTGTGTAACTAATGGTGTGGCTGCTCCCATCTATTAAACTCCTTGATGAACTGATACTTTATATTCTAAACCTAATAACGTTAGCTTCAATGGTGCATTTTGCGTAACTGTTATTTGCCCTTGATTGTTGTAACCTAGTATACCATGTAGTACCTTAGTTCCAGTAAAATCAGGCACTGGTGAATTTAAAGCTCCAGCCCCTAATGTACGTATTGGTACTAAGTTACCATTAATAACTATATTCTGTGTTTCATATAATATGGCATTGACTTCAACGATACGTTTTTTAAATCCTAATCTTGTGCCAGCTCGTATTGCTGGGTCAACTGGCATTGTTTTTATTTCAACACTAATTGGTAACCCGACTTCAGATGATGCAGTTGGAGGATTGGCAAAAGTCACTGCACTATCTGCTGTTTGATCTTGCTCTACTAATCCATCTGATAATACATTGACTGTCTGTCCATCTAGATGTGACGCATCTAAACTAGTTGCCGTAGTTCCGGTTACAGCGCTGTCTGTCAATCTCTCATCTTCAAACACTTCAACATAATATTTATCTGTGCCATTATCGTCTCGTTTAACTACTGTATAGATATCTGTAATATCCACACCAACATCGATATACTCTCCAGCTGTTGTAAACTCTGATGGTGCAATCACGTTTTGCAATCTCATTAAAGAAAAGACTGCAATTGATCCATCGTCTTCATTAACAATCAATAACAAATCATTTTCATCTGTAGCTACCGCACGACGCAATGCCATACGTTTTGGACCTTTTAATAAATGTCCAGCTAATAATGAGATCTTAGATGTAATGTAAGTCAATTGTGTATCAGAATATGCAATCTCAGATAATGCTTTACCCTGTCTTTGTATAAATAAAATACCAGACTCTAATTGCTGTACTCGTATGCCTTCTCTTGATCCGTTACGTGATGTAGAAGATAAAAAGAAATCAGTTGGGGTAATTGGGGTTAATCCTTCTTGCGGTACATAGAACTCACCACCTGTTGTAAAGACTTGCAAATCTCTACCACTAATAATATCGACGATAGCATTAAAAGTATTAGTATCGAGAGTAGCTTCAACAGCATCATCATCCAATCCTTCCACTGGTTCAAAATCAAAATACAATCCAACTTTAGATCCCCATATAGTCGATGGTCTTGATTTACTACCGCCGAAAAATAAACGACCTTGATGGAATGTCACTGTTCTAGGATACCCTTTACTAGATGACCACACATCCTCATAACCAGTCTCTAATTCCCAATCCGCATTAGCAATAGCAGATGTATCAAAAAATGGAAACTCAACTACTGCATTTACTCTTGTGGTATCAATACGCTCTACAATTCTTGCTCGACCTTGTGGCTCTGCATTAACGTATTGACCAACATGAGCTGTTGTCCAAAATCCATGCTGTGTTGTTAAAGTTACCTTACCTGATACATCACTAGGTGTTAATGTGCCAGCTGCTGATGTGTTAGCAATAGTTAATGTAAATGCATATTGTGGAATAGAGTCAAACGACACATTAGATATTGTCCATGATGAATCGTTAGCACCACGAACAATCTTTTTAGGAATCATATCTTCATGCACTACAATTAATGTATCTGCTGATTGTGTATAACACATTGCATCTAATTGAGCGCTTGCAATCGTTGTAGTAAGATAATCATTACCAGAGCCATTAATATTGGTTATTAAGGCTTTATCTTTAAATACATACATACGATTGTTGGTAAATGCCAACATATAGCTATCATCTACTGAGAATTCAAAATGTACTAAACGTACACCATTCGCCGGGCTACCACCTAGCTCTGTAATGTATTTAGATCCGGGTCTGCGTGTTACTCCACCTTGTGGTTGACAAATAACATTACGTGCCGTTTCTAATGCATTTTGATATGCTTTTAAATCTACTCTAGCACGAGCTAATGGATCAAGCTCACCTGTAGTAAAGTTCGTTTGTACTGTAACAAACCGTGTCATTAGTACCTCACATTAATTAATGAGAAGTCTTGAATTGCATTTGTTGGTTTACCTTGACCATCAATATTCATTGCCAATCTCATATAACCACCACGTCCATTCTCTCCCGGTGTGCCTGTTGCAATCTGTCTCCAGTAGTCAGAACGATCTAACTGGTCAGTAATCGGCATTGCTAAATGCCATGCTAATTGATACTTAAGTAACTGAACAAAATAATGTGGCATTGCATATTCAGGAACATCATATTGATAATCCACATATACTTCTTCATAGTCTGTTAATAATTTGCTGCCTAGTAATCGATACTCTCTACGTCGAGGTGCGCCTACCTCATCAGCATCATACACAGCATTTGGAACTCCTAGCATGTCACTAGGAAGTTGATATTCATACTTATATTCTGTAGTTGGTGTAGTCACTAATCTAGCTAACTGCACTTTTTTAAATGAAAACGACCATGGATAGGTCGCAATTGTTTGTCTTTTAATATCCTCATATAAGCTACTACATATGTTTGATTCGTCTGTACCTTCTGTAAAAGACGATATTGGATTTGCACCTAACATTAATAGTGCATCAGAACATATTTTAATATCGGTATCACCTGTAGCCATCTTATATCCTTTAAATGTGCAAATAGGTAGGCACCGAAGTACCTACCTGATCTGCATTAAACAACTTAGTCAGCGTCTGCGACTGATAATGCTGTACCGTCAGATACGTCAACAACACCAGAAGCATTAGAAAGCACAGTAACTAATGTAGATGTAGGAACAGAAGCGTCCCATACATGAATTAAGTCACCTACTTTTAATACTGTTGATGCATCGTTGAAGTAACCAGCAGTGTTGATAATAGCAATAGTATCAGTACCCGGTGCTGTATAACTCCACATTTGAGGAGCGTTACCAGCTTTAGACTGACCACCGATTGGTTGTAAATTGTCTTTTGTATAAGCCATTAGTTATTCTCCTTATTAAGCTTCACGACATGTGATGTCAACAATACCTTCAGCATCAATCGCTACAGCACCAGCTGAGAACATAGCATTCACTAAGAATGATGTTTTTTCTGGAACGTAGTTGATTTCTGTTTTAGGACCCATACCTTCTGCATAACCAATTGCATCTTTGTGGAATGCCATAACAGTTCTATCATTAGAACCATCAACAGTTAATCCACCTTCAGTTCTGTCACCTAGCACATGGAATTGGAAACCAAGATAAGTATTCAATTCACCAGATACTAAAGCTTTAACAGTGTTGAAGTCAGAAGATGTTACTGCTGTTTCTGAAAGAAGAGCAGATAAGTTATTAGCATGTAGAACAATGTGACGATCTTGTGGAGGTACATTGTTAGCATCTAATAGTTTTTTAGCTTCACGTAATTTAGCTACGTTTAAGTTTGAAGCTGCGCCACCAATTGAATTAGCAACTGTCAATGAAGTTGAAGAACCTTCTAGTGCATCAATAATTAACTGATCTTGACGACGACCGATAGCATTAGCCACTACTTGCACTAATTCTTGTCTTTCGTCAAAATTAACTTTTTGTTGCATGAAGATGTCAGAATACTCTGCAGCATTCCAATCTTGCATTGTTGCTGTGACTTGTGAAAAGTCTACATTCAATGGTGTTACGTCTGTTTGTGGTACACGTAATGTAGCCACGCCTTTTCCTACTTTAGGAAATTTTGCAGTTGAACCTTCAACGCCGCGTCTTTGTCTAGTAGCACCAACAAGCTCAGCTTTAGCTTGATAAGCTTGTTTAACCTCGGCATCAAATAAGGTAACAAAAGCATTAGATAATCCAATAGCCATGATTGACTCCTTATTATAATTAATAAAAAATATGTATTAATCGTTTTAGTATGCCAGTGAAACTGGGCTAGAACTTGCTATTTACGATAGCCAGTCGACAAGGTTACTTGCGTTAAGGGTTGCTAGAGAAAGCAATAAGCCTTAACTCCGTTTTTACTATAGAATCAAGGCTTATGCAAGTATTTTAAGAAAAGTTTTGTTGAAATGCTCTTTCGACTTTTTGTCGATAAGATGGGTCAGTCTGATATCTTTCATCAGCAACCATCTGATATAGCTCTTCTTTGGTTGGTGCGCCATCTACCGGAGCTGATTCCACCGGAATACGACCTTCATATGAACCACGAAGCTTCTCAAGTGCAGCGATACCTCTTGCGGTACCACCCATCACTTTAAACTCATCGTAGTCAGCTTCTGTCCATACACCTTTTTGCACTAAACCAGCACCCCATTTAGCGATACTGTTAATACGTGCGTCTGCATTTGGACCTAATGCTTTCTTTTCGTCAGCGATGTTTTGCTCAACTTGAGTAGCATTATTCACATTCATGTCGACTACTTGACCAACTAAGTCATCTAATGCTGCTTGACTTACACCATAGTCTTTTGCCCAGTTCATTACATGATTTCGTAATGGATCATCTTCTGGGGTATCACCAAAAACAGCTGTATCATACTTGCCATCTTCTGGTGCTTTATGTTTACCTTGAGATATTTGTTTACGAAGATCAGACCATGATTTTGCCAACTTCTCAATATCAGGCATACTCTTTTCTTCGTTCCAAAAGTTTTGTGGATACCAGTCTGGTCTCTCAAACTCATCATCATCTTCTTCACCTTTTTCAAACTCTTCTTTTGCTTTGAGTTCTTCAGGATCACGATGTTCAATTTCTACTTCTTGTGGATTCTCAGTACTAGCTTCCTCGGGTTCTGGAGATGTTCCATCGAGTAAGCCAGTGCTTTCTGATGTTACTTCTTCAGTAACACTAGGCTCGAGTGTTTCTTCCATTATAATTTCCTTGCTCTAATTAACCTTGCTTCTAGATCCTTAACTATACTGTTTTGTCCTTCACGGTAAAATGCATAACTAGGGTCGCTTCCCGGCAAGGCAACGGGTTGCTCAACGACTGCATCGCGCAGCCATTTCATTAACTTCTCGCCGTCCTCACCCCCTAGGACTCTAAGACAGAGACGATCTAAATCATCTCGTTGTTGATTGTGATCTCTTACATCAAGCGGCAATGCTTGTTCTAAATCTTCCCATCCAGCCATAACTTATCCTTGTTGTGCTGCTTCTTGTGCTAACTGTTGTGCTACCTCTGGTGTTTGTTGTGCCATTTGTGCGGCAGCTGCTTCTGCTTGTTTTTGCATCATCATACGTTCTTGTGCAGTTGTAATCATTGCTGATGGTACTGATAATTTCTCAGCAATAATATTTAACATCTCATCCACTTTTAACATTTGTTGACCTACTGGACCAGCTCCCTGTGCAATCTGTGCAAACTGTAGAATGTTTTGTACATCCTCCATATTCTGTGCCATTGCTAATGGTGCGACTGGACTGATCTTAATCTCTAATCCATTTACTTTTAATGGTAGATCAATAATGCCACGATCATCCATGACTTGTAATATTTTAGATACTAATGGAACCATAGTCTCATTAATGAGTCGACCAAATGCAGATCCTAAGTTTTGTGATAGTTCTTTCATACGCTCTACCACTTCTGTTGCTGATCGAGCTGACATGTTATCTGGTGGTAATGACTCATCTAATAAGATACGTTTGATATTCATACGTAGATCATTCATTACAATATTAGATACGTTAAAGTCACCAGCGCGTGGTAATGGTCTAAGTGATTCACCTTGTGGTCCGCCATTACGTGCTACAGGAATGATGGCTCCCGGCATAATTTTCACTGTGTTAGGATTTAAGACACCATCATCAGCAGCTGTATAGACACCACTAATAGATAATGATGCATTTTTCAACACAAGCTCTAATGTTTTATTTAATGTTTTAACATCTGGCAATGCAGTAATAAGTGGTCCACGACCATAGATCTCACCAGCAACTTTGGCATAACGAGATACAATCCAAGGACTATGATCCATGCGACGATAAACTAATTCTTTTTTAGATTCTTTATGGATGACATGATAACAATAGTCGCCACGTTTTTGGTCAAAGATAGTTGCTTCTACTAGCTCTACATCATCTGTAGGTTTGTCATCAATCTTACGTTGTAATTCTGGTGGAATCTCTGCATCTGTCCATTGACGCTGTATTGCTTCACCCTTCATACGAATACGTCTATATACATTGTCAACTTGACCATCAGCTCCTTCTTCAAAAGAAACTAAGTATTGTGGTACAGATACAAAATTGATTGGATTAACTTCATCTCCCGGCTGGACTAACATTACTGCGGTACCAACACAAAGATCAAGTAAGAATTCACCAATCGCAATATCAAAGTTAGATTGTTTTAATGTATCAAATAATTTATCGTTATATAGATCTAATGCTGCTTGCGCTGCTTGTTTCTGTTCTGTTGGAATATCTGATCCCGGCTCTAGTCTGCACCATTTACGTTGTGGAGGAAAGATACCAGACTGCATGCGGTTGGCAAATCGTTGGGTAGAGTTTATGGCAGTAGAATCAAAGACACGATTCATTTTCTTTGTACCACCCACTTTACCGTCATAATGACCGTCATATAAATTACGTTGTGGCAAAGCAAACTCATATGCTTCTTCATATAAGTTTCTAAAATCTTCTTTTTTAATTAAAGCTTTCTCATGTCTTTTTAAAACATCTTCAGCTTTTAACCTCATCATATCTACCATAACTATGCCTTTTTATTCTTATTAGCAAAAGCTCTTGCTTCTGCTTTGTCTTTAAAACCCCACTTTTTTAATGCTAACTTCAATCTAGTTGGTCTTCCTTTATCATCTTTTAGAGGACCATCCATCCCACTAAACCGTGCAGCAAAGCTGACACGACGACCATCTTTGCCAGAGCTTTGTGGTTTCTTAAGATTAGATCCATCTTTGTTTTTAAAGTATTTACGTCCAGCGTCATTTAAACCACCTTCAGGATTTTGATATTTCTTTGCTACCATTATTGCCACTCCGCTTTTTGTATTCTTAATGGACCAAGATTAATTAAAAAGTATTCCACTGGAAACTCATCAATCTCACCCTCATAAAACTCAAAGCCTATATTAAATCCCCAATATAAATGAAAAGACCACATTAAGCTTTTTTCTTTTTAGGAAATCCGGCTAACATATTTTTATACGCTTTAGGAGAGATTGTAGAGTCTTCTTTAGAACGACTAGTCCCTTCCTTCTTGCGCTTATTCATGTTGTGATATAAACCTTTTTTCATAACTTACTCTCCTGACCTAACATTGTTCCAGTCAAACCTAAACCACCTTCACCAAGTTTAGGTAACCCAGTTGCTATTCCTTCACCAATCACTGCTTTTGCTAATAAACCACCCGTACCTCTACGAAGTTTTTTAGATGAAGCTTTTTTAGATTCTGTTTCTGACTTAAGTTTTTTAGCTGCTGCTTTAGCCATATTTTCAATATCAGATAATTCACCAGCAGTATAATCTTCACGTTTACCAAAAACATCAAAGTCTCTTGATGTGTATTGTTTTTCTCTCGTGCGTGGATCGACAGTAAATACTGCACCTTCTGGTGCTTTGTAACTGACTGATGTTCTAGCAACTACTCCACCACCATAGCCAAAGACAGGATGATATGATGGTTGATATGGCATACCAAATGAACCTGTCATTGGAGAAAACTGTCCCATAATTGTACGACCATAAGTTGTGCTAACTTGTCGCTTACCCGGTTGATATTCACCTGATGGCATCAAGAACTCTTTATCTTGTCGCTCTACAGTACGATAACCTGTATCAATTTGTTTATCGACTTGCTTATTCCACCAATCTTCAGATTTGAATATATTACGACCACCAGCAAGATTAATTAAATCTTTCTGTGCTTTTTCTGATTTAGGCAGCATTCCTCTAGACAATGCCATACCAAAGTCTAGCGCAGCCATTTATGCTCCTAATTTTTCATCTTCATCAAGACCAGTTTCAGGTGTTAATCTTGATTCAGACAATAACATACGTTTTCCACCATAACGTCTTGCTCTACGTTTAGATGCCATTTCTTCTTGTAAGTCACGCTTTTCTTCTTCAGCTGCTTTTCTTGCACGCGCAGTTTCTTCACGTTGCATCTTTAATGATTCTTCTGCCGCTGATGTGTCTGGCTTTCCGCCGCCAAATGCACCACCCATTACAATCTCCTCATCATGTAATAATCTTCTTGATCTGCGCTATATTTTTCTAAAGTACCTTCAGTTTCAAACTTTAAACACTTTGCCCATTTTATAGCACGCTTATCACTCTTTTTAACAGTTATTTGTATTCTATGCAAGTTATATGATCGAATACATGTATTAAAAAATACACGCGCTCCTTTTGTCATAGCAACGGGATATCTTCTTGCATTGTCTGCAAACAACGCCCATGCTTCTCCCATCCCCTTCCATACCATGACGCATCCAAATATAGCGACTGGCTTACCGTATACAAAAGCTGTAATCGTTGGTCCCACTTGTGCTTGAAAAGATATCGCAGCTTTACGCTGATCAAAGGTTAGATCTTTACCACCATATTCTTTAATACCACTAAAACGATCCAAATGATCTGGATGAAACGGTAAGTAGTAACCGCCATGATATTGTGGCATATCATCTTTTAGAAATAACGGATCAATTGAAAACATCGAAGTCGGCATTTACTACGGTTTGTGATATTAAGGTGTTTTGTTGCATCGGTGATTTAGTCAAACGTTTATGCTCACCACCACCAAGTAACATGTATCCAAATGCATCACCAATGTGTGAGTGTTCATTTTTATTCGGACTATCTTTAAATCGTTCTTGTCCAGCGCCAATAGCTAATCGTTTAAAATGATAACCACCAGCTAAAGACTTACGTAACATCTTACATTCTTTACTGATAAGCAGTCCGGGTTTGCCAGCAATCAGTCGTTGCATAGGTGCCGCAGCTGCTTCACGTCTTACTTTAAAATTGTTTGATGCTGTCGGTTGAGCTTTTAATCCTAAGGTACGCAAGTAATCAAATGCGGTGACTTCATAGATCGCATCACGTTGCATACCAGCTGGGTCACCCCATACATTTAGTTGTGCTTTTGGAAAGCGTGCATTGATCTCAGCTAACAACTGTTGACCAAAACGTTCTAGCCCCATGTCTTCAGTCACAATCTCATGCAAGACTATCCATCGTCCATTAGGTAATCGTTGACCAATGGCTGCAGCTGGTGTCAAACCAAAGTCTAATCCAATATGTAATGGTTCTGTAGGATCATAATTTACTTCCGCTGAACTCATGAGTTGATCATCATACTCTTGCCATACCGGTTTGCCTTCCTGAACGTAAGTATATTTACCTTCAGCATAACAACGTATCCAGTCTAAATTCTTACCCCCTAACATCTGCATGTAATATCCAGACGGTAAGTTAGAAACGTTCTCAGCTTTTGGGTTCATCTTGAACCAACGTCCGCCAGAAAAGATATGATCATTTGCTTCTGGATGGTCTGGTAAATCTTCCGGGTCTACCTCAATCACACCGCCCGGTTGTTTAAAAAACTGCCAAGCATATTTACCGGTCAGCTTTTCTTTTTCACTTAACCTGAACCACCAATGGTCGTCATCCATTGGGTTAGTATCCATCCAAACTCCATGCCAAGTTGGTCCGCCGTCTTTTTGTGTAGGATAACGCCCAACCCGATGAGTGAGACCATCAATAACAGCTTTTGGTAATTCTCGTGCTTCATTGACCCATGCTCCTGTAAGTTCTAATGATAATAGTTTACGTACATCTTTAGGTTGGTCCAATGCTAAAAAGATCACTTCACAGTCGATGCCAGCGGCATCACCTCGGGAGGGAAGGCGTATATGGTGAGTGATTGGAGGTGTATATAACATCGGACCAAAAGTGTTTTCAGGAAATAACTCTTGCCATGTCTTAATAGTTGTTGTCTTTAATTCAGGGTAAGAGTTCCTGACAATTACAAATCTGGTATAACGAATACCATCTTGTGGGGATGGCTTTTGCCGGACGGCACGCATCATGATCTCAGCAGCGCACGCATATGATTTACCGGAACCAACTGGTCCCATAAGTCCGCGAACAAACGCATCAGATTGGAGAAACTGATACGTGGTACGCGCGCTACTGAAATCTAGATCAATGCCCGGACCATGTAACGATTTTTTACTACGATCTTTTTTATTGCTCATCGTCGATGTCTTTGAACTTCATTGATATCAGACGTTCGAGTTCTTGATTTCTTCTGTATAAAGCATCAATAATTTCCATAACTCGGCTATTATTAAGCTTTGCCATCTCAAACTCTTCACGCAACTGATCGATCTTTGGTTTCATGTCCATCACGTTCCCTCACTTTCTTGCGAAGTCGTTGTAAGTAATAATCTGCTTTATCTAAATCTTCCACCCCATTTTTTAGAGCAAATCTCCAAACATACTTAATCACGTTTGCTACACAAACCGCAATTATCCCCACCAGACCCATAGTTGCAGATTCGATTGCGTCAATACACTCTACCTTACCTTGGGTATAGTGCTTGGGTCGATTAACGTTATCATTCTGCATCTTTTTTTCCTATGTTCTTTTTCGCATCTTCTGCCATTTGTATTGCGATTTCATACTTCTGTGGCACTTCGCCATTCAATACCTTGTCAATCCACGCTCTCGGATCCTTCTTGTTCTTGATGATCTCCTGTACCAATTCCTTCATCTCTTCCCGTTTCATCATCGATTATCTCCGGCGCTTTAATGTTAATACCAATTACAGATGGTTTATCTGTTTGTTCTGGTGCATCTAATAACCCAGCAGCTTTTGCCATGATTCTTAATACACCTACCTTATCCCATAATTCTACTTCAGCTGATCCATCTTTGTTTATTTTTATTTTCTTTACCGCACGCATTGCTTCATCCGGTATTTCATCAGCTGGCTTTAATCTGACACTGCCATTCTCGTCCCATGTAATAATGTCTGTAATCTTTGTATTACTAACACATAAAAGATTCCATGCCACAGTTTCTTTGTTCATAGCTAATGTCGTAGATGATTGGAGGTCTCTCTTTATGTCTCTCACCCCACCATATCCAGAGAGACGCTCTATCATCGAACTGTTTTTCTTTCTAGTCATTAGAAGGGGAGATCGTCTTCCATTTCCATAACCTGACCAGCTTGGTTCTGATTTTGTACTGGTGCTTGTGTCCCGGCAGTGCCGTCTTGATTAAGATCACTAACCGAGATGTTGAAGTACACATTGCCTGTTTTTTGACTAGCATTTCTCCATGCAGCGAGCCGACGCACTGTTCCATCTTGTAAGACAATACGACCAGTCATATCTGGTGCTTTCTCGTTTGTTTTCTTTTCCGGGTTTATAAATAAACGTCCGGTGTCTGGTTTATCCTCATAATTCTGAGCCATTGCTTTTCTCCTTAATGTATTTCATTTTACCTTGGTAACACGCTCCACACATCCATCTGCGACTATTGCCTGAGACTGCTACCTTCCACTTACCGTCCACTGTCTTTCTATGGCGATTGCAAGAACTGCAAAACTTACTATCACTTTCAAGAACAGCGTCAATGTAACGTGTTCTATCAGGGCGCATATTCGTATATATGTACGACTGACTGCCCTCCATCGACGAATTCTCCACGAGCTATTTCAATAAACTCGATCTGTGAGTCATCATCATACATCCCAGCTTTCATTAGAGCATCCAGTATTGCTTTCAAGGTATTGTCTAAATCAAACTTTCTTTTGCTTCGAGGATGGATCATGATACTCATTGCCACTAACTTGTCACCGAATCTAATACTACCAGACTCATTGACAATTTTTTTTACTGCATCTGCAAACTCGACGCCCTCCTTACTAATGTATCGTCTCTTACCATTAGCGCGCCAGTATGTATTCACAGATGGTGGATACGGTAATGTCAGTTTAACTGTCGGTGTCATTCTCTGCGTACTTCAATACCGCATTATTTATAATTAATGCTTTGGGTATTCCTAATTCTTTTTTTAATTTATCTAACGCTTGTACAGTGTCTGGAGTCAAGCGCACTAAGAATGGTTTTAGATCACTCATTTGTATCTCCTACATATTTAGTGTGGACCTTCTTCGGGCGCCCACGTCCCCGTGTTGCTTTTCTCATTTCTTTATCTGCCGTCATCATCTCGAAAATTTTTAAATATTGAGATGCAGATATCTCTTTCATACCATGACCGGTAAATCCTTTTGTCATTTTCCAGTAACCATTTTTATCTGTAAACTTATAGTCTAATGGTTTGCCATCGTTAAACTCTTTAATGACTATATTGTAGAACTCACGTAATGTCATTTCTTTTTCTTTTCATCTCCAAAAATACGTTTAAATCCTTCATCCCACTTCTTAGGATCTACAGGTCTTGGGATACTTCCTTTACCGCCATCGCTCATTTGATTTCCTTCTTTAAAAAGTCTTTAGGTAAAAACATATAGTCTTCATGTAGGCACGTTGTATACTCTGCATCTGCATAATGTTCTTTAACATGATCATTGGCTGCTGCACAACTCGTGAACGATCCCACATATTGTGGATTATCCATCTGCATATATACCACTAAGATGTATTCATACATATCTTTATTCTATCAAAAGATATCTTCTTGTCTACTATTGATTTAATACATGGTTATGATAATATAAATGTAACGGGGCTATGACCCAGCCCACCCGTCGGTAGATAGCGACCAAGGGTATAAACGTGTTTAACGACAGAGGTCTTCTTATTACTAGGTTTACTTAGGTAAACATAAAAGGAACAGGAACCGCGGAAGTCGGCGCTTAGCATACTAGATAAACGAGAGCTATCCATCTTATGATGTTTTCCCATAGATCCTTTTTTTCTACGGGTTTGGTGTTCTATTTGCCCATCACATGCTGATTAGCTGCTGATGTGCTTGATTCTCGATACGCAACGTATATGTTGCTTTTAGTTTATAAAAATAATATGAATGATTCTCCATGTATATATGAATGTAGGCTTATCCCCTATGACAACACAGAAGTTTGCCAAGCTTGCGGACGTCTGATTGACGAGATACGCTCATGGAAAGACATGGATATCGATGACAAAGAACGCATATTTAAGACAGCCAATGAGCGTTTACTACAAAAACTGGCAAAAAATTGAGTGAAAGGGATATACATACAAGGGGTAGGGTAGAGGGGGTAAAGGTTAGTTCTCTTGAAAGCCTTTGATATCAACTAATTCAGCTGGTTTAATGCCTTGCTTAAGCTGTTCATACATTCTCTTGATGTCATAACCATTCTGAAGCATTCGTTCTAGCTGTAGAATCTCATGTTCTTCAGTCACATATTCAAGAACTAGTTCAAATGTAATAATATTATCTTGTGTTTTATCAACCTTATAAACTTGATCTTCATTATCTAACTTATTAACTTTATTGATTAATTGATTAGCTTTTAATCGTTCAGCAATATCCTTATTTAATACCTCAGTTTTATCTTGCGCTATCTTTTGAACTTCTTCTTCTGTGGCATTTAAATCAAATAATACTCTGATAGAGTTCCCTTTTATTCCCGGATAGTAGTTTCTTTTCATTGTGATCAGCCCGGCTTTTTTTAACTTCTTTATATGTTCATTAATGGCTTGCGCTGATACGCCGAGCTGTTCGCCATAAAACCGCTGAGATGCATACGCCAAGCCGGCGCGGTTCGCTGATGCGCATATAATAGCTAATACTCTTAAGTTTTCGCCGGTTATATTCTTATTCTTTATGGCATGTAATGGTAAAACCGCATATTTTCTTAGGTCTTCAGTTTCATACAATGCTAGGGGCTTTAATTTCGGCTTTTTTAGTTCCATATATCTATTTTAAATAATTATTCATTTATTGCTTGATATCTTGATCTTTTTTATATAAGATATCTAACTGAGTAGTATTTTATTAACCCTATATAAAGGAATTATAATGAATAAACAACCACATCAATTTAACGTCTCGGATATTGATCCAGATTTTAAACACGCCAACAATTACGTCAAACGCCATTATGGTAAGGATCACGTTTACGCCATTGTTAAATTTAAAACCGGTTATTATCAGAACCATACAACAACTGAAATATATAATCGCAACTCAG